CTTCCTATCAATCAAGTTTCCTGCCACACATCGGGCAATAGTAAATCTTTGCTTCTGCGCTGACGATTGCTTTTTCGTCTGGCAGGGGGTCATCGCTGAAGACGTATCCCTTAAGATACGCTCCAGAGTCGTCGCTCTCAAGGAATAGGTTGAGACCAAGGTCGTCCGTGTTCACGAAGCGTCCCATGGCGTTCTTGGCAAACCGGCCGGTATTCCCAAGGGGCATCATAACCTCATTGGGATTGTCCGACCAAGTCGGGTCATGCTTGCAATACTCACACATTTTTCAAAACCTCCATTCAAATTTCCGGGTCAAAAATCAGGCCATCCCACTTTCCGTTCAGCCGGTCGGGGTACTTCCCGGTCGGAACCATGTACCTGTCCGGGACTTCCGGCGGCAACGGCCGCTCGTTCCTCAAATCCATACCAGCGTCGAACATCGAGAGCTGCACAGTCTGGCTGGTGCGTTCCCGCAGGAGCCGATACCAGTAGATGATGTGGTTCCGAACAAGGTTCAGATTCACGCCATCCGGCCATGCAGGGTCAGAACAGCCGTTCTTCTTCAGGTCATCCCAGTGCTTATACTCAGCATCCAACTGCTCCCTGATCTGGGCCTCGCTCATCTCTTCAGGGGGAATATAGCGGCTCACAGGTGCGCCTCCTTTCGGCGCTCATCGGCGATGACATCAGCGGTAATGCGGTCAACGCCGAGCTTTTCGAGCTGCCGGTAAGCTGCTTCCTTTTCCTGCTGGCAGTCGGCCCGGACGAGATCATCAATCATGTCACTCAGCATACGCCAGCCTCCTCTCTGGTGATAGTTCCGTGAGTCCACGGCCCGGTGCGAACGCCAATGCTGGGCAGGCGGGCCAGCAGGGCCTTTTTCATGCTATCGAGATATTCCCGATAGCGCCGTTTCTGAAGGCCGGCCAGCCATGCGCTCTGGCAGTCGGAGTAGCCGTCTTTCTGAATAAGCTCGACGGCCAGCGACCACTCGTTGTCCTCCACACAGATGTAAAACAGCTCATTTTCGAGGATGACCCGGCGCTCATTGCCGAGCCAGACGTTCGAGTTGGCCGCAGGCTGGAAGCTGGGGCAGAGCTTCCGCAGTTCGGCGCAGAAGCATCTGAGAACGTCTTCCTCCTTGTAGCTGCTCTCGATTTCATCAACGTACCAGTCATCGGCAACAAGTTCATCAAGGCTGATGTCTGCCATCATCCGAATTTCAGGCTCCTTTCCGTCAGGGCCGTCCTTACGCCAGACCTGCAGATCATCGTTGTCGATGTAGAACAGACCCTCATACGAGCCGGTCAAATAAACATTGCCACGTCCCATAAATCAGCCCTCCGCGTCTCCGAGGAACGAGATGACATCTTCGAGGCCGGAGGATGCAGATTCGAGCATATCGACCGCATTTTCTGCAACCTCATACCGCTCAGTCCCCTGCAAGCTCTCAGGGATGTTCTCGAAGGCTTCCTGCTCCTCCTCGTAAAGCTCATCGATCTGGCCCTTCAGCTCATTCAGGGCATCTGCAATCTTGCTGATACGCTTGCGCCGCGAGTTATTCATTGTCACAGTCCTCCTCCACTTGTTCGTTGCAGGAATCATCAGACTCTCTGTACGAGAAATAGTAATCATCAGGCGGCTCCGTTACTCCGCCGAACCGGTCAAGCCAGCCGGAGCAATCATACATCGGATTCATCGCCGTTCTCCTTCAGGTAGCAGTGGTCAACGACCCAGCCGCCCTTGTTGCCGAAGTCCTTCATGTACCAGTCGAGTCGAACCATCTGGTCGGTGCCATCCAAGCAGGAACCGAACAGGCTGGTAGAGCAGCAGCTCGACCGGAAAGCCTTGTTGTCGCTGCTGACCTCATAGGTGCGGCTGCGCAGCGGGTAATGGCGGTCAGGCCAGTTGCTCTCAGCAAATACGATGCAGGCGCTCACCGGCTTTGCAAGCTGGGTCTTGTTGCGCTCAACGAACAGGTCCCGCAGTTCGGGATAGGTCATGTTCTGGTTATCCATAGCTGATACCTCCATCAGAGAACAAAGCAGATAACGAGCAGGGTGACGGCAAAGGCTGCTGCGCCGATGGCAACGGCGTTCAGCACGTTGTTGAAACGCTCCCGGTCGGCATCCTTCTGGCGGCGGGCTGCGCGGCTCCTCTGCTGTGCGGGGCTGTTCAGCATCCGCAGGAAGCAGTTCGGGTCGTTCTCCCACTCACGAGCAGCGGTCATGTTCTTGTTTTCCATAACTAAAACCTCCAAAATATCATGTATCTGCGGGTGGCTCCCGCGACGCCCAGCAGGGCGTTTCGGCCGGTGCCAGCGGCCATCATCAGGCGGGTTAAAATTTGAAGTCCCAGTCAATAACTTCGCCGTTTCTGAGCAGGGCGTAGCGAACTTCGTCGGCAACCGAAGGATTTTTCGGATCACCGAAAATCTTCGGGTAGGCGTTTACCTCATAATGGTAGCGGCCAGCTTCCCACGAACCGTACCGCTTGAGCATCTTTCTGGTGTAGCTGCTGAGTCTGTAACCTTTCTTCATGTTCCACTCCTCCATTCTCGAATCAGCCGAAGTACTTGCTTGCGAACTGAGCCTTGCTGAGCGTCTTCATATCATAAACGTACTCAACAGCGGATGCGACATCCATGTCGGCTCCAGTAACAAGTTCCTTGACCAAGTGGGTGAGGTTGTTCTCACGGATGTAAGACTTCATAGCTTCGAGTTTCATCATCGTCTGTTCCTCCATAATCTTACCGTTTTGGTATGTTTTTCTGTATCTTCATTCTAACTTACCCACCACTGGTGTCAAACGAAAAGCGAAGATTTACCGAAAAAAATTATGGAGTACATCTGGGAGTTTACCGGCGGTCAATAGACCATGCCTTCCGGGTCGATGATGGCGCATTCCTTACCGTGAACGTAGTAGGCGTTGCCACCCTCATCCACCCAGACTCGGCAATAGCCAGACAGCCCAATTTCTGGGTCGCTGGCTACGCCGTCCCACTCTGGCTTGCGGGTCAGCTCGCCGACTACCGCAAAGCCGATGGCCGCTGCATACCGGCGGGCGATGCCCTCAGTAGCAGGCATGAGCGGTATTGACGATGCAGCGAACCATCTTCTCGATGGCCTTGTCAATCGGGCAGTTCAGGAATGGAAGGTTCTTGTCAGCTACAATCTCACTTTCAAGTATCCAACCGTGCTCGTTACGAGCCTCAACCCAGCATCTGCCATCGGCTTCGCCGAGCTTGATTGAAAACGACAACTCCGCTTCATCGCAGTATTCGAGGTAACCCCAGAAGATGCAGGCCATGTTCTTGCTGAGGCGTCTGACCGACCACTCCCAGTTGGGGTCGTTCTGGTTGGCCTCGGAAACCAACCGGCTAATCAGTTCCTTGTGTTCACGCAGATCATACATAGTTCTCAACCTCTTGACTTTCCCCTGCCATACTGATAAAATCGAAACGAGATGGGGCAGGTCCCATCCCGTTCCGTCTGGCTAGGTTCCCACGGTCTGCAAACTTGGTGGGGAACCTAGCCTTTACTGTTTCTTAGACTCGCCGGTTGCGGGGTCGAGGACTCCAGCAATGCACTTAATGCATTGCGTCGCTTCCTCGTCCGTATGACCGCGAGCTTTCAGCCAGTCGATCAGACGAGAGGCTTCCAGAGCTGTCATACTGCACTCACCTTTCATTTTGCTACACCTCCTGCTCGTGCTTCCAACTTACCAGCCGGATGCCGGTAATTGTAGATAACTTACCTTTTTGGTAATTTATCTTAGTATCATTATAACTTACCCAACTGGTAAGTCAATCTGTTTTTTAATTTTTTCAAAATATTTTTTATATCCACTGGCTGTTTGATGCCGAGCCGCTGGTAGCCTCTGGAAAACCTCTGGATTTGCATTTTGGTTACGGGTAAGAGTGTATTGGAAATTGTCTGGAACCTTCTGGGAAGGATTTGTCAAAAGTGCATAACAAAATTTGGCTATTTTGAGAATTGATTTTTCTGGCGACGTTGTTCCATCGGAATTTCCGTGCAAACAAAAAAATCCCCCTGCACCAGCCTTTTTACGGGTCATGGTACAGGGGGATTATCATTTTACGCTGACTTTGCGCTGACTCAGCCCAGATTCAGCGTATTCTGGGCAGCGGCCTGCTTGGCGGCGACGTGGTTGGCGTCGATCTGGGCCTCAATACGATTTTCGAGGTACTGGGTCGTATCGCCGAAGTTGCTCTTGATGTAGTCCTGCGCGTCACGGCTCATGCTCTTCAGAGCGGCGGACACGGCCCGCATCAGGGCTTTCTTCTGTTCCGCCTCATTGAACGTCCCGGCGGCTTTGAGGTCGTTGACGTAGGTCTGGTTCATCGCGGCCACGGCATCGGACACCGCACTGCCGATTTCGCGGACGAGGCGCTGCACCTTGATGTCGTTGGTCTTTGCCACGATGAACTCGATGAACACGGCAATGCCTTTCTGGATGCAGGCGGTCACGATGGGAACGCAGACCAGCAGGGCAACGTACAGCAGGCTTCTCGTAAACTCATTCATATTCGGTTACTCCTTTCATTCAGTGAACCTGATTCTTCAGGCCGTTCATCCGCTTATCACCTTCGATGGCGGCAGCGGTAAAGCTGTTGTTCTTCCACCACGCAACGACGCTGGTGGCAATGGTCAGGCCGGTGGTCACGAACTGTTCCACCTCCGAACTTTCGATGGGCAGCAGGGGCTTCCCGGCTGCGCTCGAAACCTGATTTGCCAGAGCGAACGCCAGAGCGGCCGTGCGGGCCAGCGTAGCGATGGACACTTTGCTATTCGTCATAGAGCCTATCTCCTCTCACAGGTACTTGTCAGCGCCAGACAGCGCCTTCCACGATGCAGGGCCGCAGATTCCGTCCACGGTCAGGCCATGCGCCTCCTGCGCCCTCATCAGGGCGTTCTCGGTGGCCTCGCCGAACAGGCCATCAGCCATCAGCTTCAGGAGCTTCTGAAGCATAATGGTGGCACTGCGGTTTGCAGGCCCGGTGCATCCCCGGCGGATGGTGGGAAGCACGAACTTGTTGTAAGTCGTGCTGGGGTACTTTCCCGGCGTGGTGCAGAGCCACGTTGCTTTCGTGCCACGGGTGTCGGCGTGGACAAAGGCCCCACGGCTGTGCCAGTAGATGCCGATGCCGCCGAACCCCACGGCTTGAGCAAGGATGCCCAGTGCCACAGGGTTGATACTCCGATTCTCCGTCCTCCAGTCCGCTGCCATGCCGTAGCGGTGCTTGGAGTTCGGGCTTCCGCCCACGGCCTTGCTGGCGTTGTGCGTGATGCAGCGGTAGCCAGACGTGATCTTCAGCGGACGGTCTACCTTGTCCCGGATGAGCTGGAGCTTTTCGGCCAGCTCCGTGTCCACCGACTGCTGTCCGCAGCCGCAGGGACACTCGAACTCGGACTTGGTAAAGTTCTTGGTGATTATAAGGGACATAAATGGGAGCATTTTGCGCAAAAAAGTTGAAATAAGGTTACCG